TAATATTATATCCTGCTCTGTCAATGACAATGACAATCGACAACTATTTAAACCTGGGTGCTCCCCCAACACAAATGTGTTGACCCCAACCAAAATGGGGTACAACGAAGTAGCGTCTTTAGACTGCTCGCACGGTTGCCTACAAGAGCTTGGCGGCACTACGCTAACGTGTGATCATCCCCGCCGTTACCCTTCTAAGTCACCGACCCCACCCTCAACACAAGAGCACTGCCCGTCATGCCGGGGTACCGTTCGAAACGCAAGTATCGACGCACTTCGCGCAAGGGTGGCCGTTCTTTACGACGCCGTTCTGGCTATCGGAAATCATCTAAAGGTCGACGGTTTCTACGAGGACGAAGAGGAATGAGCCGTAAGGCCCTCCTCAATGTCACCTCTCGCAAAAAGCGTGACACTATGCTGTCTTACACCAACGTCTCCACATCTTCCCAAATTGGTTCAGCCAACTACGTGGTCGGTCCTGCCGTTCTAGCCGGTGGTGCCCAACGCTTCTTCCTCTGGTGTGCTACTGCACGTGGTATTTCCACTTACAACAACTTCGACGCTTCGCTCATCGACCAGTCCAGCCGCACAGCCACCAATTGCTACATGCGGGGCCTCAAGGAGCGCATTCGTATTTCAACCGATGATGGGATGCCTTGGCTCTGGCGTCGAATATGCTTTACTAGTCGAAACTTAAACCTTCGAGGTTACCAAACTGGGGCTGGTACCTCGTATTCCCCCGCTTTTCTTACTAGTGCTGGTTTCATGCGTGGGGTTAATCAACCTTACAATGACTCATACATCAACGATCTCCTATGGAAGGGTACTCTCGGTAAAGACTGGAATGATTTCATGACTGCTACCGTCGATAACCGGAGGGTTGACGTCAAATACGACAAAACTACTACCATTGCTGCTGGCAACGAAGAAGGGTGTATCCGCGAGTTTAATCGCTGGCACCCAATGAACAAGTCACTCGTTTACGATGATGAGGAGGCCGGTGACGAGGCGGCAGGCTCGGTATTCTCGGTCACTGATAAGCGAGGCATGGGTGATTATTATGTGATGGATATCTTTGATCCAAGGAGTGGGTCTACTAGTGCATCTCATCTCTCATTCCGCCCCGACGCTACTCTATATTGGCACGAAAGATAGGGTTCGTGACCTCCACAAATACACAATTTGCTTCCAGCCATGTCATATCCACATCCGTGAAATCTCGCGGTGACTCATTACACAACCAAATTGTAGGCCTTCCCCAAATGACACTAGTCTTTCCTCTGTACTTGTCCGTAACTGTAAACTTGGACTGCGCCCCCAACCACCCCTTGTATGACGGGAAATACTTGAATCCGCCCTGCATATCATCAAATACTGCATAAAGGGCCTCTTCCACGTCACCTCGCATGTCGTCTACGTTGAACTGCAAACAGTTGTAGACGTGTCTGCCTAACGATCGGGCCCATAGGGTCTTACCTAATCTGGATTCTCCATACAACACTAAGGATTTAGGACGTCCTCTGCATAACGTCAGCTTCTGGTCAATAGCGTGATCGAACCCCTAATGCACGTGCCCTTGGGTTCCCGCTTCAGCGGGATGGGCCGTGCAGATGGGTGAGTGAGCGTAACCTACGTGTTCTAGACAAATTGTTGCATACCCATTCGCGTAATTCCTCCACGCCTGATAGGTCAAACTCGATCTCAGGGGGACTCTCGTACGGAGCCACCACGGGACGATAGTGCCAGTCGGCGTAAGCTCGGACACTGTTAAAGTTGGTGAGGAGCGTTCGTGGAGCCAGCTCTCGAATAAGTCGCCAAAACTCATCAGGAGTTTCAGCGCCCACAATTCGATCCCACTGTGAACCAGCTCCAGATACATCCGTTCCGGGTCCCGTCCCTGGTCGTTCGAGTCCTCCACAGACAACATCTCCATCCTTGATCGCATAATCCCAACCCTTGTAGGGTGTTCTTCCAAAAGGTTGAACGTTCGGGTGGTAGCCGTCAACATCGAAGCGTCGAGGGTCTGCTGTGTAGAACCGCTCTCCGAAATCGCAGAATGCGTGGAGATGAGTTCCCCCATCAGCGTGAGCCTCTCTGCCAATGATACACTCTGCTGGTACCTCGCTAAGATGGTCCAGTACACGCCAGTAGTCGAGTCCATCGCATGGGCATAAGTAATGAGGGCATAACGTGACCGAAAGTAAAGTGGAGTTCGACATAGCAGGATTG